CCCCCAGATCGGGGAGGGATAGGGCGCGGTTTCCGTCGGACCATTCTTTTCCATATTTCACCCTCCCCCCGCACCTTTTCAGTGCGCCGCCACCTATATGTGAGTACACACCATCAAATATGAATGATGTTAGCCCTCACTACTCGTGCTTGCCCTTGGTAGCGCCCTGCCTGACCTCCTCTGCCGTCTTGGCTGCATGGCACCCTTGCCTCGTGCCGTCTATTCCTACCCATGCACATAGCACCTGTGTATTGGCTTCTATGTCAGGCCCACCCCGATCTAGCCTTACTACGTGGTCAAGCTCGAAGCCATGGGGGTATGCGGTCAACCTGCCACATACTGCACAGTATGGGCTCTTGGTCCATACATTGAGCCTTCTGGTCTGTAGTGCTCTACCTGATAGGCGCTGCTCACTGGAGCTGGGTATTGCCCTTGGCCTTGGTGCTTCATACTTACGCAGGGATTGTTTAAGTGAGCGCATACTTATCTGTATTTTCTTATTAAGGCTTACAGGCTTGGAATATTAGCCAAACCAATGCCGCTACACAGATGGCTGTCAACAAAGCGGAATTGAGCCCATCTCCCATCCACATAAGGGCAAAGCCCACAGCAGGATTAAGTGACAGGTAGATGGCCCTCGCCACTTGACCAGATGTGGGCTTATTCATCGCGCCTTACTCCCATCCATATAAGTGCCTGATGGCTGCTCCTCGCCTTGGTCGCCTTCTGCCATGGCTTGTACTAATGCCTCATTGCTGGCGGCCAGGCGGTTGATGGCCTCGACCTGCATGGCCATGATTCGGCAAAGGTCTTGCATGGGTTCATTTGGCAGATTGCCGTTTTGCCTCAACCGCTCTATCAGGTAAATGGGGTTGCACTCCACTCCCGGCGCTACTTTTATCCACTTGTGAGGCTGGCTCTGGCAACCCTCTTGCGCGGGCATAGGCGATGCCGATCCATTTGAGCATCCATTTGCGTCGTCGTTCACAGGCTTTACAAGACATGTCATGGTTTATCCGTAGTTGGTTGGGACTGGCTTCTGAAAAGCCTTTTTGATCGCCTCCAGCGCCTCTGCCATCGTTTTTTCATCATTACATTCAACAACAACGCGGAGGGTGTAATGCTGCCTGCCAGTCACGCGTCTTATCCATTTCATAAACATATACAGCTCCTTGGTTAAACAAAACCGACCATCCGGTAAATTCTTTACGCACAGCGCGCTGGTCGGACCGTTTCACCCCCTCCGTGATTGCCGTGGGGTAGCGGCGAGGATGCGCTCACGTTGCGCCGGGCGATGTTAGTTGGGCTTTGGTGCATTCTCTGGTACATCGACCACCATGTAAACAGCAGCGTATTTATGCGGGCCTCGCTTGGCCTTTCTCCAATGGTCAATGTAAGCATCTGGCATGGCTGCGAGGCTTTTCTTTACGTTCGTGTCGGGCCTGCTAACTGACCAAGCCAGTTCAGCAATGGTCATTCCGTCATCAGCGGCCTTTAGTGCGGCCCTTACTGTCTCTTTGGTCATTATGGATTTACATGAATTGTTTTGCGATGTAGCCGATGAGCAGCGTCAAGGCTGGCACAAGCATCGCAGTGACGTACATTGACGACAAGTCCTCGGTTGACTTCTGCTTTTGCTGATAGGTCAACATGCCGAAGATTCCTGAAATACCAATTGCGACCGGATAAGTCAGTTGAGGCAATCCAAATGCCGGCGATATAAACCATGCCCACATTTGCACAAATACACACGCCCTCCACAAAATAAGCAACGGGATCGACAACATAACGAACAGAGAAACCATATACCACTCCAGTTATCGGCCAAAAACCGGGCCGAGTTCGGTTAATCCTTGTAAACCACCACGCCGCGCTGTACCGCTGTTGCGTGCATAAACTCCAGCATTTCGCTAAACACCGCCTTGGGTAGCTTTGAAGTGCGCAATCCCAGCATCACCATGCCGCCATCCAACCCCATGGCGACCCTGACCGTCTCGCGCTTGAATGCGGCGCTGAGCAGGTCTTTCCACTCTTCAGGCGTCAACCACTCCAGCACACCATTAACCGGCCACTGAAGCTGCTTGCTGAAAGCATCGAGAACAAGCCACATTGCGGCATTGGCATCCAAACTGCGTGTAGGCGGCTTAATCTGCACAATCCACCCATCTGGCGCTTCCATGCAGTGCTGTGCGGCCCTGCTGCGTGCTTCTGAGTGAATTAAGCGATATAGGGCTTTGTCAGTCATGGCTGCTTTGGAAACCTTCTGTATGGCACTGTTCCGTACTGATTGGCGACACCAACCCAAATCCCTCGCTCTTTGGCTACAGATTCCATAGTGTTGCCCCAGCATGGCGAGTAATACACTCGAAACTCGGTTTCAATGCCGCGCGGTTTACGGCCAAGCCATTCTTCAATCATGCGAATTGCGTCAGCCTGGGAATATGCAGCAATGTAAATATGTTGCCGGTTTTCCCAGCGCCCATTCCAGAACTTAAGAGTTTTCACTTGCGCTTCCTCCGATAACTAACCACACGCTCCAATCCCAACTTATCCAGCACTTCCGGCGAAGGATCGTTCTTTTCACCAATGCGCATCCGCTGGAGATAAGAGGGGCTAATGCCAATGGCGCGAGACAATGGCCGCAACCCACCGTGTTTTTTGATAAGGCGTTCAATTGTTTTCTGCATGAGCGCTATTATGCACGCCTTATCGGGCAACGCAAGAACTATTTACGGCAGACTGTCTTTGTAATATTTCATAGGCTCCGGCACCAACTCAGCCGAATCCACCGTCTCAGCCGGGCAGTATGGATATTGCCGCTCCATGTCGATCTCGGACACCTTGACCATGCCTGTTCCGTATTCCAGCGCCATGACTGAGCGTCCTCTGTAGGTGTAGCGGTGGGCTTGACGTATGAAGGGTTTGGGCTGGTTTTGCAGCCTGACAAGGTGTTTAGCACCAAGTCTTGAGGCAAACCACTTGCTCAGCGGCCCGCAATCGTCCTGCATCATTGCGGCAGGCCAGCCAGTCTTAGGCGGTGCGGGCAATCGTTCGCTCACTTTTCACCCTTCAAAGCTCGCACCTTGTCGGCGTAAGTTTGTTTAATGGCCTTTAGGTCGTCAATGGTGTACCGGCGTGGTTCTTGGTCAGCTTCCAGCGCCTCGACGGCCTCTAGGCCTATCCTGGCGATTAATCCAACCCTATAGCCGGGCGCATTGCCTGACATATAGCGGTTCTCGTACTTGCTCTGGGCGTGGACGTTTTCCTCAACAAAGCGCATGTGAGGGGCTGAGCCTCGACTCCTGAAGTGTCCAGCGTCTACTTGATTTCCAGACCAATTTAACGGCCTACCGCTAGATATGCAGGCATGCCCGGCTATCTGATCTCTCAGGCGAATGAAGCTATTGAATTCCTTCTGAGCTAATTCCAACCAGTAGCCGCGCTTTTCCTCCTTCTTTTCTTTCAGCTTAGCCCTCGTCTCCTTGCGGTCGGCGGCTTGCTCTTTAGCTTTTGCTTTTTCAAGTTTTGCAGCACCAAGAATCGCCCCATGGGCAGGTGAGCACCAGTTTTCCAAAGACCGAAAAGGTATGAAGTTTTCACCGCAAACTTTGCAAGCCTTTTGCTTGATGGTTTTAATCATCCAGATCACCCGTAACCCTCAGCGCTATATCAATGAGATAAACCGGGATAATTGCGCCCTCGCGGCGGCGGTCTAGGAGGTTGATTGCATCTTTGTAGCTCATTCATTCGCCCCCGAGCATTCGCCATGCTGTTGCCGCAACCAATGGGATTTGGCCGTTCCCGATGGCTTTAAGTCGGTGTGTCCGATGGGCCACCCCATCATCCACTCCGTGAATTCCGGGTTTATCTTTCCACCAAGTACAGCGGCCAAGGTCGGCGTATTCCTGGTTCTTTCGGCTGGATAATTCCCCTCTTTTGCGTTGTGCGCGGTCGGGGTGGGTAGCCACAAGCCACATCCGTTCCCGCTCATGAGGGGCGTTAACGGCTTCTCCTGATAACACTCCCCATTTAGCATTGAACCCCATCTCGGCCAGGTCCCACAAGACTCGCTCAAGTCCCCGAATAGTGAGATTTGGGGAGTTTTCCACTTGTACCTCGATGGGCTCCACTTCACGAATGATTCTCGCTTGCTCAGTCCAGAGCCCGCTATTTTCTCCGTCGAGGCCTTTTTGTTCTCCGTTAACTGCGCTGTTTGTCCTGGCTGAGCTGATGTCTGTACAAGGGAAGCCGCCAGAAACCACGTCAACAATTCCGCGCCATGGCTTTCCGTCAAAGGTGCGCACATCATCCCAAATCGGGAAAGGGGGAAACGTCCCATCGTTTTGTCGTGCCACAAGGACGGCTTGGGCGTAGGGCTCTCGTTCGACGGCACAAACACACGTGTTTCCGTTAAGTTGGCCTGCGAGTATCCCGCCACCCGCGCCAGCGAAGAGGTGGAGTTCTCGTAATCCCTCATCAGGGAGTTGCTGATTGTCCAGGCCATTCACGTTACTCCCCTAATACGCGCCCTGAGCGCTTTGATTGAATCTGGCATTGGTGCGCCTATGTGGGCTTTTATGCGCTCTAATTCGCCCTGTTTTTTGGGGCGTTCGGGCTCTGGTTGCCAGTCGGCCCACCGTTGCTGGTTCAAGTAAACAAGCGGCGCGCAGATGAATGCTCCGTTGTCCTTGAGCCAATCTGGCTGAGTTTTCATCCATTCGGTGTGCTGCAAGATCAGTGTTGCGCTGGTTGCGCACTCGAAGCGCGCCCATTTGTCGAGAGCTTGTTGCTTGGCTACTTTGCGGGGGCCTGCGGGCCACGCCTTCCACCACTCCGAAAATCCAAAAGCACTATTTAAAAGACGGCTTGATTTTCGACTTGACGGAATATAGGGGGAAGTATTGGTATCGCCGAACAAATCTAGCATTTGGCCTCCACGATCTTTAAATATGCCGCTCCAGCAGTGGCCGCATCATCGAAATACATTCGGCTTAGCACGCCCGATGCTTGATGGCTCATGCGCCATTTTTTCATCCCTTTAGACCAAGAAACGCCTTTAAAACCAGAGGTATTTTTGGTTGAGGCATAGCTGTTTATCGCATTGATGCTCTTATTGGCCAATCTAAGATTGATAATTCTGTTGTCAGCAGGATTTCTATTTATATGGTCAACAAGTTCCGGCCAAACGTCATGCACTGATAGCCACGCAAGACGATGCGCATAGTAAATTTTGTTTTCAATGCGAATCTGCCGATACCCATCAGCCCTATCCCATCCGGCTTCATTTCCAACCCTAGCGCGAGAACCACGATTTACAAGCCAAAAAAACTTACCGGACTCGGGCTCATATCTAACCAATAAACCAATGCTTTCACGCGTCAACATGTTGCCACCTTGCGGCTGTTTCTAGGATATGCCAGCCACCAATCTATGAAGCCGTGCGAAAGGTTGATTACGCTTGGCATACGGGTTGTTGATGGGGATGGCGTGGTTATGGTGTCGCCGAAGAGATCAAACACAGCCGAACTCTTTCGCCATAAAGTTAGCGCCATCTTTAAACGCCGCCTTCCAATAAGCGTCTAAACCCTGCGCTTCATGATCGCCCCGGCTACTGAATTCTTCCAACACCAACTTTTCGATATTTTCAGGAAGCAGACATGCCGCCTTTTTTTTGTTAAGTTCATGCGCCATGGTCCACCAATCATGAGCCTCTTGACTAAGCGCGTGATTCCGTTTTTCCAGCGCATGAATGTATGCCTGAAGATTTCGATGAACCATACCGGAACCACTGCAAACCGGGCAATCAACATCATGTTCTTCAAAGTCTGATTCTCCTACTCTCAGGTGTGCCGTTTTGTGTCCAGCGCCATTGCAAAGAAGGCAGGTTACCGCCGTAAGATTGGTTACTTCGTAATCAGTCATTTTCTTCTTTCCGCTTTAACAGTTCTAGCACCGCACGCAATCCCGCCTTTGTTGCCTCTTTGGGTGTTCCGGTTCTCCACCTTCCTGGTGGTGTGGGGATTTTGTCAGTCTGCTCCCAATAGGCTGTATTCGCCTCAAGGTATGCATAGACCATATCGTCGGTCGCCTCACCTTCTAGAAGTGCGTCCTCAGAACAACACCGACCACAACAAATCGGAGCGCCGCATCTCAGGCAGTCATTTACGATAAAGCGAAACCCATGCGGACAGCCATCCGAGTCGTTGACCGCATCATCAACCAAAGCCCTCGCAGACGGCATATCGATCACCATCCGTTTAGTCAGCGCATAGGCCAACTTACCTCGTTTAGCGTCATTCATTTGTTCCCCATTTCTGTTAAGCCATAGTTCCTACAAGGGTGGAATCCCTACGATTCCTGCCCTCTCCCATCATTGCTGACCAGAGTCCCTTGAGGCTGTCATTCAATCTACAAGCGCCTGTTTCCACCGTTATGCGCGAGTATTGTTCGGTCCCTGACAAAAAGGCCGGTCGGCTGGTTGCGGGGGTGTTCCGCTGCCGGTGTTTTACTCCAAGCGGCCCATGCAGGCCCACTGCTGACGTGTGGAGTACGGGTGGGGATACAGTTTTTGAGGTCACAAGCGACAAACCCTTCTCAAGGGAACGGGCTAGGGCTGGTGACCGCCTAGAGACATGGAGCGACCCAGTGTCCTTTGGCATAACAAGCCCGCTCTCCTGAAAAGGGTTACGGCTCGTCGTTCGCTGACTACCACGGGTTACCAATCCGCAGATATGTATATTGCACACCATCTGGCGCTATGAGTCAAGCGCTATTTGCCTCAAGCCAGTCAAAATATTCCGTCAATAACAATTCAGCAGCTTTGTATTCTGGGTGGAAGTCGTGCATATTTGTAATGCAAAACCATGCGCCGAGTAGGTCGTTCAGGTTGAATTTGCCAATGCTGGGAGCAGTCATACCACCTCCCAAACAATAGCCGCCCGACCCGACCCAGTTTGCCGCGTCTCGCCACTATCCCGAATCAGCCCCATCGCCAGCAACTCACCTCGCCTTGGACGTAGCGTGCTGGGGTTCATTTGCAGCGATTCGGATAGCTCGTGATCGGTCAATGCGCGCTCTTTAAGGCGGTCTAGCACGCGCTGCTGGCTCTCGGTGATGCTGGGTTTGATTGAGTCGTAGGCGGCTGCGCTGGTGGGTTTGGTGCCGCCTCGGTGGGCTTTGGCGGGGCCTGTTCCGCCGATTTGGCCTAGGTCAATGGGCGTCATGGTCTTGTGCCTCTTTGTAAATGGCATTCCAGAAAAACTCTCCTTCTGGTGTTAGCTCCCAAAAGAAATAACCCCCGACTAACATTGACAGACAGCGCCTTATTGGTGGATAAGTAGAACTAAGTGCGTGATCAAAATTCACAGCCGCCATATGCGCATAAACCTCGGGCAGGCCCTTGTCGATGAGCGCCTTGCGGTAGGCTAGTTGGTGTTTGGTCATGATTTTTCCTTTTCTTCGCCAAGCAGTGAGCGAATTTCAAGTTCTGCAACTTTGGCGGCTGCTGAGTCTTTATGCCAAAGCGTGGCGTAATGGTTGTCGCCCGGAGGGTGTGTGCAGAGGCTCTTTGTGCTGGTCCCACGATCAATGGAAAGCTTAGACGTGCCCTCCCAAGTGCCAGCGCCAACCCATTGATAACCAGTCGTAAAACCACTCACCTCAACGACGAACATATCGTTTGGCAATTGCCGTGTGCGTACTTTCATACGTGCCTCACAATCTGCGCACCCATCGCGGCGCTTTTATGCTGCAAATGCTCGTCAGCGCCAGCTCTGCCGCTGTTCATGCTGTTCCCGGTGTAACTACCCCGCGTCGTGGCGTTCGTCCACGTGATGGATGGCGTTAGCTTTGGGCAGCGTGCTGCACGCTCTGCGCGGTATTCGCTGGCCAGGCGGTCGCGCTCTTGTTGGGATTGGGTTTTCATCTTCAATTCTCCTCTGGTTGGTTAATAAGGTCTGCTCGCTGTTGTGCGGTCAGGTTGGGTGTGGCGAGTTCTAGCGCGGTCAGCAGTATTGCTACCGTGGCCGCTTGCCAATCACCCGGTTCGGATGCTGGCGATGCGCATTTCATAGCGTAAAGCCATGTCCCATTTGCGTGATGGTGTTCAAGGATATTTGGGTTCATGCCTAAATTGTCGGACTTGAAAACAAAAAGTCCATAAGGGTTTATACCGATGGAAATATATTTTTTAGCCGCCAGAATTACCCCATCGCAACACAAACAGGATGCAAGGAAATGACAAACGAATATCACATCGGATACGCAGCAGGAAAAAATGACCACGATGGCTTTTCTCTCGACGGAAAAACTCCCGAATTTATTGACGGCTTTTGCCAAGCAAAGCGCGACGAAGAATTCTTGTCTGGCAACCCTGATGTTGACTCTTTCGATTACTAATGCCGAGGTCACAGAATGACACAAAACGAATCAGCAACCGTAGCCCGCAAGGCAAACGGCCACATCCGCAAGCTCATGAAAGAGCGCGACTCTCTGCTGAAGTTCGTCCAGATGATTCGGGACGACACGCTCAACGACAAGATACGCACCACTGCCGAAATTTTGCTGGCTAAACATAAGGGGAATTGAGATGGGAAAGATTACAGTAACCCAGCAGCAGCGTGATAACGCGATTGAGGCGCTTGAGGTGATGTGGCCTAGCGTGCCACCCGAGAATGTCATTGAAGGTTTAAACTTTTGGCGCAAATATTCTGGTCGCGATGTAGAGCCAGTTTCTTGTGGGACGGTGGCGTGTTTTGGCGGTTGGTGTGCAGCTTATCCAAAGTTTTCAGCCCAAGGTATCGATTTTGATACGGAAGGCATGCCATGGAAAGGCCGTGCTCATGGCTGTGATGTGGCAACGTATTTATTTGGAGAATGGCGAATGTTTGCTCGGCGAGGAGTCTGTGATGTTGACGAAGGATTCACCGGCACCGACCACGAACTAGTAACCCACCGCCTGAACTGGCTCATCGAAAACATCGAGGTTGTATGACCCACTACCGAACAACAACAGAGCGCGAACGTCGCCGCGAGACGATCAAGGACCTTTCCTTGGCAATCTCTCTCGGCTTGATATTCGCATGGCTTCTTTTTGAAGGGCTTTCCAAATGACTGCACAACATACGCCGGGGCCTATCGCTGTGCTTATGACTGGCGAGGAGGGCGAAACATGGCGCTGCCGGTGTGGAAACGCTAGCGGACGCGTGACAAACTATTGGCCGTCGAAGCAAGCGGCAGATAAAGAGGCTGAACGTCAACGCCTTCTGATGGGCGGGACCAGCTGCGTTGAGCGCGTCAGTGATTTGCGCATCGGCCAACCTGCCAAAGCAACCGGAGCCACCAAATGAACATCCAACAAATGCGCCACGCCGTGCGCCTCTATTCTTCTGAATGGGTGCCGCTGTCGGTTAACAAGGCGAATCGTCGGAAATGGCTTGCCAGCGTTGCCATGCTTGGCGACAAGTGGCTGTTTGCCAAACCAGTACAAAAGCAGGTGATGCAATGACCAACACAGCAACACTCATCCTAGCCGCCCTTATCTGCATCGGCCTGCCACTATCCATGTTGGCACTTATCAAAAGCCCGCCAATCGATGGCGAGCCAGTCCAGCCAGAACCGTCCATTAACCTGCGCGGAATAGTCTGTGATGGCGTCTACCTCATCGGCAATGCTGCGCTGTGGGTGCTGGCGTTTGGTGCGCTGGGGTTTGTTGTGGGCTGGGTTGTCGGGATGCTGGCATGATGCTTTCTGAAAACCCCTACTACCAACAGTGGGTTTCTTCTGAGGTGGCCCGCATGAGTAGTGCGCTTGCCAGTAAGGAAGCACTCACTTACGGCGCAACCCGCATTCCAGACCTGTCAACCCACCGTGGTTTTTCGGAACATCACGCGCTGACGCTTGATGCCGAGAGAGTGACTACTAACTTGATGAGGCGGTTTCGCAAACAGGGTTGATACTTAACATCTTAGTCTTTTCTCCCTGCTATGCAGTGCGCCAAGCCTATTGAAGCGGGGCATAACTCTCAAGCCCCGAACCCCTTTCTCTCAAACTTTGGTGATAGGAATACCATTTATGTACGACCAAATAACCAACCCCGCCCACCAGTGGAAGATGGTCAGCGAGGAATACATCGCCAAACCCGGCGTTCTGGCTGGCTGGCTGGAATGTGCGCGCACTGACCGCGAGCCATCGGCTTACTTTTTGTCAATTAGCACGGCTGAATTGGTGGAACTGCTTTTTGGTGCGCAGGCTACGGCAGAGCAGCGCGACAACGCGGTCCAAATCATCCGGACGCGGTTTTTCAAGGAACACACCGAGGAAATCGCTCGGCTTTGCACGGAGGAACTGCAATGAAAACAAGTGAATCACTCGACAAGGTAACCGAGGCTGTTTTTGCCCTTCAAGGCGAACTCAAGGCGGTCCCAAAAACCAAGGAGGTCAAGGCCGGAAAGTACTCCTTCAAGTATGCCCCGCTAGATGCCATCGTTGAATACATCGCGCCCCTCATGCAAAAACATGGGCTGATGTTCTCTCAGGCGGTTAACGCCGATGTACTGACGACCAGGATTTTCCACCGTTCGGGCCAATGGCTGGAGTCCGAGACCTTTCTCAACCGTGACCACGCAAACATGCAGGGCTTCGGTGGTGAGGTGACCTACAAACGCCGGTATGCCCTCTCGGCGCTGCTTGGCATCGTGTCTGATGACGATAACGACGTACCGCACATTACTGCGCGTGGTGCGCTGACTGATGCAATGGAGCAACTGTCCAGCCGCAAGCAGAGCATCATTGTTGATCTAGCAGAGGTCATCAAAGAGAAATTCAACGGGGGCCAGGAAATCGGGGCCTACGAAGAATATAAGTCCCTCAACGACAACGAGGAAATCATGGCTCTGTGGGGGATTTTGCCAAGCAACATCCGCACAAGCATCAAGAAAATGGCAGAAGCCGATAAACAGAAGGTGTAACTATGGCATACGAACCGCGCGAGGGCAATGGAGCCCTTTTCCACAACGACAAAGGCGACAATCCAGCACGTCCAGACTATCGCGGTGACCTCATGGTAGGCGGTGTTGTTTATGAGCTAAGCGGCTGGATTAAGCCGGTAGGCGAGAAGCGAATGCTCAGTCTGTCTGCAAAGCCCAAGGAACAGCGCCAAAGCGCCCCGCAACGCTCTGCGCCACCACAGCGCAGGCAAGAGGCCCCACTTCGCCCATCACCCCGCACAGCAGGTTTTGACGATGACGACGGACTTCCGCCCTTCTGACGTTGATGCTGCCGTAACCGCCATTATGAAAAGTGCGCGCACTTTGTCTGCCCACCCCAACCGCTCCCGATAGCGCCCCAGTGCAAACCAAGGAATAAAAATGCGAACAGGACTTGTCGCCGGTCACAACGTCGACCGGATTGATGTGGCCGCAGGCTTGCGCGAATTGATTGCGTGCGGCTATGACGACTCTATGGAAACCCGTGAAGTTATCGCCTATGCCCTCCAGCGCTGGGCGCGTGGCGAAGAAGAGGCGGCACAACGCGGAGCCATCGACAAAGGTTTCCACGGCATCAGCCTGACTTGCTGGTATCGGGTGCTGGCTGCGGCGCGTGTCGCTGGCGATGCGCTGGCGAATCAAACAACCAAGGAATAAAAATGGCAGAACAGAACACACAGCCAGCAAGCGGCGAGGTCTATCCTGAATTGCACGAATTCAATGTGCGACTCACCGAATACGGCATGGCAATGCGGCACGGTCAATCGGAACGTGCACGCAGGTTCTCGGAGGTCGTTGCATCGATGTTTGAGCAACAACTCGCCCAATCACGCCAAGCCAGCGCACAGAGTGCCGCGCCGGTTGAAAAGCTAGGCGTTACTTGCATGGACGGGGGGAAGTGCCACCACAACTGCGCGTCTAGTTGCTTTCGGCGTGAATGCTGCGGCCCCCTCACAGCTTCCGGCCTGACTATGGAAGAGTGGGTATACCCGAACACCCCTCCAGCCTCCGTGCCTGCGGGTGATGGCAAGGATGCAGAGCGGTATCGCTGGCTGCGGAGGTTTGACCACTTTTCTCAGGTTGACGGCATGCTCAATCTGACCGAGTTCGCCACACTCGACAGCGCCGTTGACGCCGCCATTCTCGCCAGTAAAGCCGAGAGCGTGAAGGGCGACAAATGAAAGTCCGACACCGCAAGCGGCTCATGCAACCGCGCATCACAGAAACCATTCGTTGCCCTGCCTGGCTGGCAGACCGCTTGAACAAAATGACGGATGCCGAGCGCGACGCTTTTGTTGCCCGAGCGCTTCACAAACACCTGAAAGCCCAGCCATGACCGACACCAGCCAGACCGCAGTGGATGCGGCACGCGAAGCCTACAAGGGCCCATGGCGGCAGGGTAATGAGTTCCTACCCTATCACCCGAAGGCATCGCACGTGCCACCCGACCATCGAGACGGGTGGAATGCTGGGTACTGGGCAGCCATCGCCGCCCAACCGCAAGTTGCTGTGCCTGCTGGGATGCTGGCTTACTTCCGGGCGATGCGCGACCTCCAGCCTGTTGGCGAAATTCGCCACACTCTCAACGAAGTCTGCGACCGCATGGACGTGTTGGTGTCGAAGTTGATTCACGCCGCCCCAGTCGCTGGTCAGCAGGATAGCGCCCCGCTTGTGGAGCGTGCATTAGCAGCAAAAACCGTTGTGGCGGATAAATCGGGAAATATGAGAGACAACGCCGCCCAACAAAGCGAAGTGAAGCCATGAGCGAGAAACTTTTACCGTGCCCTTTTTGCGGAGGACTTGCAGGAATCTGGGGAAACTGGCGCGTTTACTGTGGGCGATGCTGCGCAGAAGGCCCAGACCAGGGCGAGGATGCGAACCTTGCCGAGAACATTGAAAAGTGGAACACCCGCGCTCAAACCCCACCGCCTGCGGTGCTGCCTGTAGTGGCGATAACCGATGAGAAGATTTTGTGGCTAGCTGGTGACCATGGGATTTGCATGGTTGGCGAGCCGAATTCGCCGGACCGCGACGATTACACGTTTGACAAGGCATCGATTTTGGCCTTCGCCAGGGAACTGACCGAGAATTCCGCTGCATCGGGCGGTCAGCAGGATAGGGGCGAAGGATGAAAGTACGTCACCTCAAGCGGATGAAGCCTTACCCGCAGCCTTACACGGTTTCCGCAAGTGTTTTTGTTCCGGAATACCCCGGCCCCTTTGGCTCGACCATGAACACCGTGAGAATCAAATTCTCCAGCGAGTGCCAGTCAAAGAGGCCTCCAGCAGCGCCGGTCATGCGCAAAGCCACAGAAATGCGAGACGCATACGTCCGTGCCGCCGACCTTGCCCCAAAGGATGGAGCGCCATGAGCGGTTATTTAGCTTCTAAGGCTTGGCGGGCGTCGTTGTATTGACGTTCACATTGTTTGAGGACTGAACTGAGCTTTTGAGCGTCGGCACTGTACCCGATAAGAAACTCTGCATCTCCCCTTGCCAGTTCCTTTCCGGATACTCCAGAACAAGAGCTGGCAACTTTGGGCAAGTCTGCGCGACGTTCGGGGCGGTTGCGCAACCCAGCAATAGCAGCGGCATGGCGAGTATTGATAGCGGCAATTTCATCATCTTTTTCCTTTTTGAGCTTGTTGGCTTTGCCTTGTAGATCGATGCTTTTAAGTCTGCCGCGCTCTTTTTCTTCTTCTATGGCTTTGTCATATCGAGCCACCACCTTGGCCTCCCGCACATCCCCAATATGGTCAACGAGTGCATAAGCGCCGATTACTAGGGCTAAGGCGAACAGCCCGTAAAGTATCCATCGTCCGGGGCTTAGGAGGGTAAAGGGGTTCATTGCACAGCCGCGCCAACCGCAATAGCCTGATCGCCGGTCATGCCGTTGAATAGCGCTTTTTCAGCGGCGCGGCGGCGGCGTAGGCCTTTCATACTCACACCAGCGGCCTTGTCCCAGCGCTGGAACTGCTCAGCCGCACCATCAGCATCGCCAGCATTGAATTTTTTAAGCAGGGTAGAGCTGCGGAAGTTGCCCAAACCGATGTTGTAGGCCAAGCAGACCATTGCGTCGAACTGGCCTTGGTTGGGTGTAGCCGTAAGTGCAGCCATAACGCCGGGTTCAAATTCTTTGGACAGCCTTTTTTCAAATCGAGCATTGGCCTCGTCTTGTGTGATGGTCAAGCCTGGAACTACGTCTGGGCCGGTATCGCCGTAGCCGATGGTCCACGGAGCGCTGCCCGTTGCAGGGTCGGGGTAAGCCGTCAGTTTGCAGCCTTCAAAGTGGTGAAGAACCTGAATGCCGTTTGAGGATGTTTTCAAAACCGTGACTCCATATTAAGTGGCGCAGGAGCCGAGACAACATCATCTGGCGGACCATCTTTCCAGCGCAAACCACCGGCCCACATCAACGAAAGTATCACGCTAGAACCCATCACATCTGGCAATCCTGCGTAAGTACCAAAGATAAAGAACTGAGCGCCACAAAAGAACGATGAGACGAATATAAAAAGGTAGAGCGCCTGAATCCGGTAGATAACCTCGCCATGCATCATGGCAAGTCGGCTCATTGCAGACCATCCCCACATGAAGCACAGCACGAGGTTGACGAAATTGAGAACAAGGTAGTTCATAGCGTCATTCTTTCTTGTCGGCATTGACAATCGCGTCAGCCTTCTTACCCACTATGCGCCAGAATATTACTGACACCTTAGAGCCGACTGTCGGCCAATCTTCGCCAACAAACCCAATCAGAAAAGCAACTGGAGCAAGCAGCCATTGATATGTGTTTTCACCCGTATAGCGTTGCAGATAGACCGCTACCGGCATTGTGACTATAAGGCAGGTGCCAAGCATCAGCGTAACAAATAGCAAGGTGGACTTGAGCGTAGTTTCGGCCTCTCTGCGCTTCAGGCCCCAGCCGGTACCAATGAGCGCCCCCAATAGAACAGCGGTGTAAGGCGCTAAAACTGCGGCCAACTGAGGACTAAATACTAAGCCTAGAACAATAATCAACATGCCGACTAGGTCTAAATTATTCTGTGGCGGCATGTCTTACCTTTATTGTTGGGTTGCCGTATTTTACGTTACATGTGTAGGAAAAAGTGACACGTCATCCGTTGTATGCACTGATGCATTTCACCGTCACGCGCACCTTGGTTATGCTCGCGCTTTTCAGATAGATCAACTTCAATCCGCCACCACCTTCGGGAGACAGACCGAAAGGGGTGGATGACAGGCCAACATCCGCACCACGCGCTTGGCGGTGAACTTGCAAAAAGCTGTAATCGCTGAGCCCGTTGGAGTTTCCACAGAACTGCAAAATGTAATCACACGAGTTCGCTCCTGTCGCAGCGTCGACTACGGATATCAGAAGCGTTGCTGCCGCACTTTGCTGCATTGCGATCCCGTTGCGGTCTTGAAAGCGAAAGATCGTCGCTGCTTCCCCTGCTATTTCTGTTTGCTCATCGGCAACCGGGCATTGGTCTCGCGTAATTTTCAACTTCGCGGAATTTGCAAAAGTGAACAGAGGCACGTTGCCGACCTGCACCCAATCACCCAGATGAACCGGCCCAATGTATCCGCCGCCGTTCGGGCTGATACTGACGCGTTCTATTTGACCAATGGACGGCGCACCAAGGCGCGCGCCCGCCATCACCCGGAAGCCCAAAACCTTTTTGTTCGTCGTGGTTTCGAGAATGATGTCACCGCCCTTGGTCCCGAAGGGAGGCGCGACCAGCCAATTGCGCTCGAATAGCGAGCCCGGCAAAATGGTGATGCCGTTGATTTCACCTGCGCCGGTATCGCCTCCAGCGTAGAGCCCATAACGGTTGTTATCGGAAAATTCGCCGTGCAACGTCACGTCAGCGATTGATAGCGGCATATTTGAGCCGCTGGACAGCCACAGCCCCGCCTGATTGTGGTGTGTCTTGCAATCGCGCTCTGTGTAGCCGATGACGTGTCGGAACATCCGGGAAGCGTATGACGCGCCGGTGAATTCGCAGCCGTCAATCACCACACTGCGGACCGTCCCGCCAGTCGCGGATTGGTTCAAGCTCTGCGCGTCGAGATGCCGCTTTGCTTTACCAAAAAACATATCAGTCAGCCGCAGTCCTCGCAGATCGTCCTGAAGGTCAAACACCAGGTGTGCCCCTTCTACAGCCTCATTGGCGATTCCAAAACCCGACAGCTCACGGTTGCCAGACGCACCAGACGCTGTGTTGATTTTGAATATGTCGCCATCACCCATCACCGTCGTGCGTTTCTCACCCTCACCCTGCAACCGTGTGTTTTCGGGAAGCGGAATCAGCGCATCACGCGGAAGGTAAATGCACCCGCTGGGCAATGCGTAGCTGTTGCCGGCTTCCATCGCGCACAAAGCGATGTGGTTAGCAGCCCGCGTTACTGGGTCGGCGTCGTTTGGTGTGACAGCGAGCAATATTGTCATTTCTAGCTCAATTCGGCCCAGTAGAGCTTGCTCCACGCACCGACGGTATTTGCGACGTAGTACGCACCAAAAGGCGGAACGATGGCGGTCATCGTGGTCACAGCGGTGACGGTTGCGCCGAACTGTCCAGAATAGGCAACGGCGATGTTATTCACGTACAAGATCGCGTAGTCATTCCCAGAAACTTCCTGGCCGACAATGCTGACTTGCATTGGCTTGCCTGACGTGTTTACGTAGACCGTGCCGATAGCACGGCTTGCCGTCAAGTTTTTCCATGTCTGACCCTGCCCAATGGAAGCTTGTGAGGCAAACGCCTCTCCACCCTGCCCTTGGATAACGCTCGGCGCTGTTGCCCAACTACCGGCGGTAGCTTGTGTGCTATCGACATAACCTACAACGCGGTATGGCAGGTTAGATCGAGCGGTTACGCTATAAACAACATTGGCGCTATCCGCAGCCCCAGCGCCGCCTTCAGCTGTAGTAGAAATTAACCCGACTTCACTCAAATCAACGCCGCCTGAGACGTTAGATACGGCAACCTCAAGCGTACCCGCGTTATCTATAAGCAGGACAGCCAATCGAGACGGAGTTCCGTTAGTTGTTCCCAAAGTAGAGCCGCTCGAAATCACGAGTGACGCGGGTGAGGCAAGGGTGCGGGTATTGATTGCCCCGCTGCTCGATGTGGGTGAGCGGAAATCGAGAGTGGCCGGATTGACGGTAAGGGTTAGCGCGTTCGTTGCGACTGACGCAGCGATAGATCGTATCTGCTTCACGTCTGTTATCGCTATTGCACCGAGTGCCGCACGTGCTGCGGCTTTATTGCTGCTGTCGGTGCCAAGCAGGTCGGCCAAAAAGTCTCGCTGATCGCCAAGATTTACTTTTTGCTGCGCATTGGTCGTCGTGCCGCTGACGATTGACGCACGTGTTGGAAGTGTTGCCATGATTAAAGACCTTTCACGCCCTGGATTTGAGCGTCTATTTTACCAGCGACCGAGGTGCCGCCAACCAAAGAAGTGTATGTGGCCACAAGGGGGCCGAGGCCCACGTTCTTATCCAACACAATAGGAATTGGCGTGTTGCCACCGACCGCTTGCGAAGTCATCAGAATATTTTTGATAGAACGATACGATTTTGTCAGCACCAAACGCGTGCCGCCCGGCGCGATATTCACATCGTTCAAAAATTCGGTTTCGTCCTCAACGTCAAACTGCAAAGTCAGCTCACGGATAGCGCCGCGCACCGAACCCGACTCGGTGATGATGCGAATTTCAATCTCACCGGCTGGTAGGTTTTCAATCGCGCCCGGCCAAGTCTGCCATTCTGTGGCTGCAGGCCAGAACAGAGCCGCATCGTCACCCCAGAAAAACGCATCGTCTGCGCCCCAGAACAGCCCCTGCGTGCCGAATCGATATTGAATCGTGTACGAAGCGGCTTCAATATCGGTCAGCAATGTCAGACGGGAGCCGACCTCATTTGCATCGACCGTGTAGGTGGTCGTGTAGGTCATTTGCAAATACGTAGACGGAGGCCAGAACAGCGCGCCGTCCTCACCATAGAAGCTCGCCCCGTCATCACCCCAAAACAAATCACCCGAGTCGTCGGCAAGCAAGTCGCCACTGACTACCGTGCCGTTTACTTTGACACCCGGAAAGCCCGCCGCCTTGTCGTCATAGGTCTCGATCAGGTTTTCAACAATAGGGTCGCCAAGATTCGTAAAAATCGCCGCGACATTTTCGCTTTGATTGCCCGTCGTGTCCTGCGCCTTGATAAGCACAGTGACTGCACCCGATGGGTAGTTCTCAGGCGTCCACGGCGACTCAGTGACAATTCCGATATGCAAGGGTGTAGCCACGCCCCATGTGGTGTTTTGGCCGTAGTTGAACCGCAGTTCGTAGCCTGCCAAGTCCTTTGCAACCACGGGCGACCACGTGAACGTATTGTCCAGAGCTGTGAAGTTCAAAACATCGGGCGGCGGCTCGGTCTTTCCAATCACCTGATGCAATGCTGCATACGTCCAATCGCTCGATACATTGAGATAAGGATTCGTCGCACGGATGCGGACGCTGTAAAACGTGCCGTCCTCAACTGGCGTCAGATAAGCCTCAGTCGCATCGCCGGGCAGTATTGGCGCGGACTGCCACTCAGTCGCGCCGACTGCCTGATATTGAATCTCAATCTGACCGTTTTGAATGATTCCGGGAGAGGTTGACTGGGGCCACACTGCGAGGATGCGGGAGACAATAGTTCCGTCGTCCTGAATCAAAAGCTGATCGTCACCTGACTCAAGCGTGAGCGATTGGATGTCATCAATGTCAAAAGGATTCGGGAGATTCGTGTTCGGCGTCTGGTCAATAACCGTCGCATCGGCCAAGTCATAAATTTCCGGACTATCTTCCTTGAATCCGCATCGTACAAACTGACCCGCCCCGAAAGCCTTGTCAGTCATGCGGAAAATCTTGGAGTCTTGCCCAAAAAATGGCGACGTGAAGGCTATGCGGTCGCCCGGTTTGACGCCGAAAAGTTTTAGCGAAAACAATCCAGTCATCGAGAACCCGTTGCGGTTGTCCTCCATGAACACGCGCGCCAAATTCGTGCAGCGCTGTTGTGTGCTGGTGTATGGCAGATTGATGTTGGTCGCCAACTCCTGACCGTCTGCGTCGAGATAGGTATCATTCTGATACGGCTGGTAGTCGTTGATGATGTAGTTGTTTTCCGGGCCGACGTACTGACCTTTTACCGTGTTGTAAATATTGTTCAACGGCAAGCCGGGGCTTACGGCGAACTCGCCAACAATGTCGCTTTGACTTACCGCCATCACAGGGGCGCGATACTTGCCAGCGTAAATATCCCACGTGGTTGCGACAATGCCACCCGCCATCGACTGCGCGATAACTTCAAGCACTTGCTCCTGCCCCTCATCGCTGTCAATCGTGCCGTTGAATGTGTAGCGCTTTCCAGTCCAAGCCCCATCGGGCGTCGACACAATGTCGTCGCAATCATTCGCTGCTGAGATGAACCCTGCCAACGGCAATACCGAAGCGGGCACACCACCCAGTTCGCTTGAAAGATAGTCATACGCAACCAGCGCTGGGTTCTCACTCCACGCCGTCAAGCCGGTGCGCGGGTCATAGAGTTTCTTTCCGGTCAGATCAACCTCAATGGGTATCAAGCCGCCTTGGAATTCTGCCTGGTTGAGATTGAAGCGAATGTAGACGTAGGTTTGACCACGAAGCTGCGCAGAGAGCGGCCAAACAGCCGGGCCAAGTTCGTTATACAAATCGAAATCGACGGGTTGGTTATCAGCGCCAAGATGCTTTTTAATTCGGATCATCGAATCGCCAAATTGAGATTGGTATGAGGCTATGTAATCAGGCTCTACCATCAAACCGGCTGTATCTATAGCGGTTATTGTATTTCCGACAAGCGTGTATGACAAAGAGACTGACCGGCTCTCAAAGTTTCCATTAATGTTGGGGACAAGCTCGACGCCCACAATTGATAAGGTGCCTGAAATCGGAGTGGCATTCAATACAAAAGGTACAGAAAAAAAGTTCTGAGTGAAAGATTCAGTTCGAGTTTTAAAAAACTGTCCGCCCGTCGCGTCACCATTCGCATCCAGCAGGCCGACGGCAACCTTATTCAAATACACCTCTCCGATTGACTCGCTTTCCTGCTGAGCCAAAACGGCGACGACGTGTTTGTATTCATCCCGTGCGCCGCTGGTAAGGATTGCAACGATAGTCCCGCCAACACGATCATTGCCGTAAACATATCGGTAGGCTTGCTCTGTGGTCACACTTGAGACAGTGCGGTCTTTAAGGCCAGCCACACGCGCCGCCTCAGCCTGCGCCTGCGCGTTGCGTTGCGCATCGTTTGCGCGTTGCTCCTGCTTCTTTTGGACAGCGTTGCCATAAAGCAGCGAGGCCGCGCCGAACGCGATGGTGCCCCAAGTCACTGCGAACGTGCCGATGGTGAATGCAGTGCCGCCCAGCGTCCCGACGGCCAAGCCGATAAGCGACACAGGATCGGCCCAAGCCACAGCCGGGCAGAGCAAAAGAATTAGAGCGACCAGGCGCATGGGGCTTGTGTCCTGTCGATGAATACCAGACCGTTCGGGCCGGGCGCGACGATGTGGCGCCCAGTGAATAAATAAACTGTGCGGCCAATCAACGTCACGTCGCCATCTTGCGCAGCCGCCACGTCGATGCGCTTCAACGCCGCATCAAATGCGATTTGCAAGCCGCCCGCATCAAGCACCGCGCGCCGCGCCTCAATCGCATTTGACCACACTGGGGCGGGTGCACCGGGGAACCATTCAACACCGGCCCGGCGTGACAGCCAGCCCACGGCAAAAGTGATGCAGTCGTGCTTTCCCCACTCGAAAGGCTTGTCAAGGTGGTCGGTGATGTATCGGGCGTAATTCATCGCTGAGTGGTCTGGAATCGAATGCTGAGCCATGTCTGAGGCGTGGCGAGCAGGTCAGGCAGGTAGTCGAGGCCTGAGTCACCGGGGAATCGCTGGCGCTGCTGGATCGGATTGACGCGCAACGGTACGCGGCGTCGCAGACGCTTCGCAGCAGGCTCGCAACGCATTTGGAGGCTGGCACCGCCGTCAGCTTCTACGCTGGCGCTAACAACGTCCATTTCACCCGCCCACGCTACGGCGGGAAGGTCGATAAGGCGGTGCTGCGGGTCAAGGGGGCACTGATAAATGATTACCGGCAAGCCCCGGTATTCTTCGACTGGGCCGACGCCTAGGGCGAGCCATTCGGGCTGAGCTAAATTAAGCGAAAGCGTTACCGGATTTGGCTCGATCTTTTCGCTAGATTTAATCTCGCTGATAGAGCCAAGTGAGCCAAGGCCACGCCAAGTAAAGCCACCCCATTCAAAGTCTTTATTGAAATTGCACACCCGCACCGTAGCGCTGGCGAATTGCATCTCAACAAAATAGGCCCACGGAACGACGGGCAACTCAGCGGCGTCTTGCTGGTCTGGAGTCATTAGGGCCTCCAGTCCTCAACAAGATCGAGTGCCCAAGGTTGCCCGATACGCCCCGGCTGGTATTCGATCCCGGTATTGTCCTCGCGCTGGCGAAACAATGCAGCCGGACGGTCCCAACGAACCTGAGTGCCAATAGGGAAGTCGCCACGAACAGGTGCGACCAGCGTTACAACAATAACGCCACTTCCATCGGCAACCGCATCGGATGCGATCCTTAGAACCTGCTGCGTGGTTACCGTGCCGATGCCCAGCAAGTCTCCAGTTAGCAATGTCTGTCCAGCTTGGCCGAGACCGCCATCAATCGTCAGCGTCAGGTCGCCATCGTCCGCAGCAACGTCTAGCACCATAGAACCACGCATGGTCCCCTCTGGGACCGGGTAGACGCGGTTATAAACAGCTACTTGATTGGCAAGCCCTGCCAGCTTTTCTAGAAAGGTCTCAAGAATCTTTGCCTCTTGGACATACTCAGGCACTCCCGCCATTGAGCAGGTCCATTGAGGAGTTGCGACTTCCAGCGCTTGGCTACCAAAAGGAGACTTGCTGGCAATTTGATTGCGGACGAGTTTCCACCGAAAGGTGCTGGTGCAGAGCGAATCCGGTAGGGCGATGACACTCATAGACGGCCTGCGGTTTGGAGTTGGTCAATAAGCTGGGCTTGACTTGCACGCATTGCGCGACCTACCAAGGCTTGAACTTGGTTCATGTCGGAGCGGCTATCAATATTGATTGTAGGGGACAGCGTGACATTAACCCCGCCTGAATTGCTGAGCATGTTATTTGGAATGACGGTCCCTGACCGTCCGGGCACAACAATCTCTGGGCCTTTTTCACCAACCAGATAGGGAGAGCCGCCCGATACTGGACCACCCGCAGCACGCGCGCCAAGGCCAAACATAGAAGCGATTCCAGAAAAGAAACCACCAGAGCCGCTAGAAAAAGCACCGCTAATTGCGTTACCTATTGGCTCGGTGATGGTTTTACGCACAACGATTTTTGCAATATCGCTAACCAGCCCTTGCAGAACAGCGCTTAGTTCTTTGCCCCCAACAATCGCATCCTCAAACGCGCTGCTGAATGTCAGCCCAAACTCCTTGGCGAAGTCCTTGGTTTCTTTCAGCTTGTCGGCGGTAAGGTCGAGTCGTGCGGTTACCGCCTCCAGATAGGCCTCCTCAGACAGACGGCCCGCCTCGAATTCATCGGTGAGCAACTTAACATCTGAGCGCTGCTTCTCAAGAATGGCCGATGGCGTGGCGTCAATCAAGGTTTTCAGGCGGGATTGGTAGGCTTCGTTTACTTTCTCTACAGCTTCTCCTTCGGCAACTACAGCAGAGCGGCGGTCTTTGATGGCTATTTCCAAGGCGCGTGCAGCGTCGATTTGCTTAGCCGTTGCAAGTATTGAGGCTTGTTGTTCTTGGGTTACTGTACCGAGCCGACCCGAAGCGATATCAGCCAAAACAGTTTCGGCAACACTTAGCTCTTCAGTTTTTAGTAACTGTTTTTGTAGGCTCTCAAGATAGCGGTCGGCTTCTGACTGCTTTGCTCCTGAGGTTTTCTTTTCTTTGCCAACTTTACCTTCAAAGTTAAGGATTGGTTTTGCGCCGTCCAAGCCAGCACCAAAGGCATCTTCAAGACGTTTAGCCTCTTCCTTGATATACTTCGAAAAGGTTTTATCTTTGGCGGATTTTTCAAATCCTTGCTTAACCCGATCCGCAAATCCAAATCCGACACTCAATCCATCAATATCTTTACTTGCCTCTTGAATGCTTTTTTTAACACTTTCAGCATATGTTGCAGGCCCAGTAGCAAGTCCAGCCACAACCGCCTGAGGCGTGAGCTTTGATAAAACATTTGCACTACTGTAAAGGGCTTTAAAGGCCTTCACAGCATTCATCACGCCATCAACGATTTTCGCAAGAGCTATGGCTGAATCTTGGGCGAACATCTCAATTGGATTTTCGCCAGTTAAACTCTTACTGGCATCGCCCAAGTCGTAAAGTTCTTTAACTACGTCTTTAACTGCATCAGTGAATACAGTCAGCGCCGGAAGCATCTGAACCGCTACCGATTGCGCATACTGTTTAAGTTGCGCAGTGGCTCTTGCTTGGCTGTCTGCGTATTCGTCAGCTTGTTTGATTTGTTCCGCAGTAAGGATTACTTGACGGCCTCCCGATTGTTCAAGCTCTTTCAGGAAAGGCAGCAAGTCGGCTCCAGCCTTACCAAACAAAGCCATAGCGACGGCAGTTTTTTGCGCACCGTCCTCAAAGCCCGCAAGAGCTTTGGCGACATTCTCTAGCTGATCTTCTGGGGCTAATTGCTTGAAGTCGCTAACGCTAATCCCAAGAGCGGTCAGTGCCGCGCCTGCGGCTTTGGATTCGTCGTCAACACCGACAAGGCTTTTCGTCAGTTTGATAGACGCAGCGGCAACGGTATTAATTTCCGTGCCAGCCGTTGCAGCGGCAACCGCGAACGATGCGAAGCCCTCCGCACTCCCGCCAGTCTTTTCCGCTATGTCTTGGAAGTCACCGACTTGTTTTATGAGGCGGTCGAACACTACAGCCCCAGCAAGGGCCGCAGTCACGGCTGTACCGAACGCTACGCCTGCGGCTGTACCTGCTTGGTCAAAAACCTTTTCAATAGCCTTGGCGCGCTTCTGGGCTTCCTTCTCTGCCTTCCCAAGCCCAGCCTCAAATCCACCAATCTTGGCAATTAAATCGAGCGTGAGCGTACCAAGTGAACGGGTTGCCACGATATGACCTTATTTAAATGCCTGCATGGCCTGAGCCAAGCTGATTGGTTTTGGAGAATCCTGCACGCGCTTCGGCAGAAAGTCAGAAGCACTTACGGGCTGCCCTTTGTTGCCTCCAGTTCGGTTGACCATCAGTGCCATAACCGAAGCAAGCGAATTCTCCAGACGCGCACCAACATTAAGCGAGCCGTTGCGCTTGATGTACTCGGCCCATCCCATCGCTTCGGCGTGGCTCATGTTATTTTTCGCTTCCGTTACTGTGCGTCCACCGATGCCGCAGGCGACAAGCTCAAACCAGAACTCGTCGCCGGTACTGAGTTTTTTGCGTCTTCGGCTCCGTCATTGACTACGTTGGTCACGGCCTCGTAAAGCACCCGGCACAAGTCTTCTTTCAACTCGCAAGCCTTGGCATAAGTTATCCCTTGCTTGCCTTCAGGGTCAAAGAATACGGTTGCCGAGATAAGCAAAGGGCGCGGGGCCAAGCTTTCCTCGTTGTTGTCGCCAGTAGCACGAAGCGCACGAGCGCCACGGTCTACCGTTGCGGCGGATGGGGGCTTGATGTAAATATCAAAGTCCGTAGTCCCGCCTTTTGCGCCAGCCCAAGTAACCGTTTTCTTGATGAGGTCAGGCGACACAAAGCCGCCCTTCTCCATCAGTTCGGCAAGGCTAATGCCGCTCATGCCTTAGGAACCCAGACGCCTGCACCAGAACGCTGCACGCTCACATCCGAAGTAACCAGCGCATCAAGCTGGAAGTCGAACGGGAAGTCAGCAATGTAGCCCTCGAACGTGTACCAAGTACGGGTGCTCGGCAGGTTGAATTCGCCGTTGGTGTCAGCAGTCGGGGCCGCAGTGCCGTCAGACCAGCCAAGTGCAAACTGAATGTTGTCATTGGCGATGCCTTGCGACAACTCATAAAGGCGAACATGGCTGGCGTTTTGTGGATCGGCGTTGATCGTCATTGCCGCTTCACCGGGAGTACGCAATCCGCGCTTAAAGCTGCGGTAGCCGCTACGATCTTCTAGACAAGTGTCATCAAGCTGGGAAGCCGGGGCAGTGCCAGGATTCATGCTGACGATGCAATCCACTGCGACCGACAGGCCGGTATCGGGATCAATGAAGTAAAGCTGTGTGCCTTGGGTTGCGATGCTCATGGAAAACTCCTTTTGGGGAAAGTTGGCCGATTTTACAGCCGGGTTAATGCCCAAAAGGGCGGGGGGAACTATGGGCGCGGGGTTAGCCAATCACTGTCAAAGCTGAAAACGTAGTTATTCGTGTCCGGGTCGCGCGATTCGCCGCGCCATGCAGTAATGTACGACTTTGTTTCGATGGCGTCACGTATTGCCATTGCAGCAGCGCGGGCGACGGCTGGGCCTTGGGCTGGGTCGGCATACACATCAACCTGCACTCCGAAAGAGTCCATATCTGGCCGGTTGCCCAGATAGTTCTCTGGCGAGCCGTAAGCCTGACGCCACACGGCATAGGGCTTGATGACATTCTGAGGTGCACGGCCAAACAAATAAAAGCGAAGTTCGCCCCCCGGCGCTTTCAATAGCGCTTGCACCGGAGCGACGTTTACAGCCGCAAAGATTGGGGGAAAACTCATTTTTTAGCTTTGGCTATCGCCCTGTCTAGGGCCTTACCGTATTGTGCAACAAAAGTCGTTACAACTCTATCGATATTATTCTCCATGGCCGGTCTCAAGAATGGCTGAGCTGCTTGCTTTTCAGTGCCCAACTCTAGATAACGCCAATGAAACGTCGGGCCACCCGGCCCCAAGTCAGGATTACTTTTTTCAGACTTGGCCCCACCTTGAACCCCTACACGAAATCCTAGGTCGCCTGTAGCTTTATAAACCCGGCCATTCCACTTTTCAATAATATTGTCTGCAATACTTCGACCGGTCTGCGGATCATCCATTCGCATGGCGTTTTGTTTGGCCGCATCCCTGACAACCTGAGCAGCCTTGCGGAGGGCAAAGCGTCCGCCCTTGTATTTCATGTCATAGGTGATGGCCTTGAACTTCTCATGCAAGTCATCTAAGCCTTTGATTGCGAATGTATCAGCCATGACGAATCCCGCTCATTGCCTCGTACTCTTCAAACCAGTCTTTAGACCGTCGAGCGTTTTGGTAATGCTTGAACCAAGGCACGCCTGCCGTGAAATGAATCAGCTTTGCATTGGCGTCGTCTTGCCCTTCATCAATCAGGACATTCCACTCAGGGGGGAGCGCGCCAATCTCGGAATCATGCAGCTCTGCGAACTGGAGGAGGTCCAGCGGCTTTGCTTGCTCGATGCTCTGGAAGTCCAGCCCACGCCATGCACGATGGGCGCAGTTAAAGATCATCAGCGATGCCTGATTCTTTCTGACGTAATTCGTCTGGTCGCATTCCATCTCTGTCCCGATGTATTTGCGCGGGTGGAGGCTGACGTAATCGGGATGTTGGACAACCTGCAATGCCTTGTCATGGTCGTAGAGCGCATCCAGTTCGGCAATGTCACCAAGCATGAGCATGTCAGAGGCGTCAGCGAAGATTGCGCGGCCCTCGTAGCCGCAAAGCATTGGGACAAGGAAGCGGGAGAGCGTGAAAGCATTTGACCCAGCCGGAAGCCCCATGCGGGCCAATGGGATTATGCTAACTGGCTTGGAGGCTCGACTTAATACGCTGTGAACAAACGTGTGGAAACCGGCGCTCTCTCGGGATTCATACCCGCAGAACAACTTAAGCACGGCGGGCCTCTATCCGCATATCCCGAAGCTGAGCGCCTGCCCGATGGAAGCGCGTCGGCACTTCTCGCGCGCCTTCAAAGCCATTGGCGTTAAGGTACTCAATCAAAGTTGCAGCAGTCCACCCCCATTTATGCGACATAAATTCGTCGCCGTCTCTCGGGTCGCCATAGAGTCCCCACATGCTCAACTGGTCGGGATGCTTGCCGCGAACGCCGCTAATCAGGTTTTCGCAGCACTTCCAAATATCGGGAAGCTCAAGGCACAGATCGGCCCCAGGTTTTAACAAACGATGCCATTCTTTGATAACGTCATCGCACTGCCAACGGTAGAAATGCTCCCACAAATGGACGGCCAAGATTTCATCTGCTACTCCATCAGGCAAAGGGATGGCCCAAGCAGGCGCAACAATGTCGGCGGCTGGGCGCTCAACCGCGTCAACGCCTGTATAGCCTTCTAGCCGCTTGTTTCCTGCACCAATGTTTAGCCGCATGAAATCATCCTTTTAGCAAACGCCCATGCCTCGGGCGCTTCGGTTGTTTTGTACTGCCAATGAGCCAGACGGCTTAAGAACTTTAGCCGATTCTGTCGGGTGAATTCCCGACCCAATAGCCACATCGCCGCGCCATTTTCCGCTGTAAACGGAACTCCCGCAATAGCGGCATCAACTGCTACGTTTGAATGGCGACATACCACCATGGAAGCGCCCAGTAGCAATTCAGCTATTGGCGTTGTTGGGTCAGCATGGATGCCTAGATTTAAATCGTCACGCCCTTTTGGCCTGTAGATTATTTGGCGGTCCGGGTATTCTGCCTCCAACCGTGCAAGCGTCTTGGCCTCCCAATGCCTCAGCCCAAGATAAGCGCGGGATTTCTTGCCAAGACCGATAAGCAGGATTGTGCCGGATGGGTTGGCGTCCTCCCGCAATTCAATCCCGTGCGCGTCCCACCGGCCAGAATCGTGCGGGCCATTGTCTAGCAGGTCTTGAGGGTGATCGGCGTCTATGCAAAGGCGAACATAACTCTTGCGATCGCCAAAGTATCCCATGTCAAAGTGAACCACGCGCCCACCCGCCTCGATATGCTTTTTTCGGGCTTGGTCATGGACCGGAGCGCCGACACCGAACAACACCAGCACCTGCGAGCCGCCCAGATAGCTTGCCGTCCTAGTCGGGCTATCTCCCGACTGAGCAATGGCTATTTCAATAGCCCTCAGCCATCGCGCGGCTGTAATAGATGGGTCTATGCCGCTCAGGATTTCAACTTGCATAAGCAGAGGCGAACGGATGCATGGCACGCTTAGCCTTGGCGTATGCGGCAGCCGCCTCGTCTTTGGTGAGGTAAAGGCCTAAAGATTTTGGCCGGCCGTCCAGTTGAATTTTGGCCTGCCACTTTTTTGCCTGACTATGCCAATAAACGCCCAAAATGCCGCTGCTTTTGTTGTTTCGATAAGCGCGCTGCAGATTTTGGGAATTCTGAGAAACAGTACATAGTCTCAAGTTTTCAATGCGGTTATCCCCTCGCTGTCCATTGATGTGATCAATATCCAAACCGGTTGGGAGTTCTCCATGAAAATGCAGCCACGCCAAACGATGAGCCTTCAATACTTTGTAATCAATGCCGATCACGATGTAACCTTCTGGGCTTACGTGACCAGCAACATTTCCAGCTTTAATAAACCGGCAAGGTGAAATTTTCCACGTGAAACCACCAGTTGCAGAGTCGTAATTAAGAAGTTCTCGAATTCTGTTTGCGGTTGTCATGGAAGTATTTTGCATTTTCCAATTTCAAATTGCAAGAACTTTCCATTAGCGGGCTAAAGTTTCTAAAAATGCACGCAAACTAGTGGCGGCCTTGTCAACCGGATATGCGGCCTGAAGAAATCTTTCGCTTATTTGTTCGCGTGCGGACTGGGACTCAAGCCATCGCAATGCTGGCAATAGATCAGCCGGCCGCTTTACCCAGTACTCAACACCTGTTCGAGTTTCTTCATAACCATCCTCTGGCATTCCAATAAACGGCGTGCCACTTGCATGAGCGTTTGCCAATTTAATGTTACTTTTAAAATGCTGCTGCGCGTATCCGTTATGCCGCGGCCCGCGCAGCGCCAGCACCACATCCAAATCCGCCAGTTCGCGCGGGTTGACCGTGAAGGCACAGCCAAGGTCGGCGCATGCTTCTCCGATGGCCGCTTCCCAGCCTTCAATGAACTGGGGCGCGCCTTCATAGCCAATTGTCTGGATTTTCTCGCGTATAGGGTTTATACGAATGCCCGGCCGGTGATGGTGATATATCGCGGTTTGCGGCCCGGCCCAACCGATGTCCTGCTGCATGCGCTGATTGGCAAAAACCACGCCCGTGGGCTGCATGAAATCCAGCCGGCCGCGCACCCATTCAATGGTCTGCTCTCGGCTCCAGACGGTGCAGTCGGGCTGTGGGAAAAAATCGACGGTATCGAACACCCATGGCCGGCCGCTGGCTCGGATGTTTGCCAGAAGCTGCGGAGTTATCCGCTTCACTACAACGATAACATCGGCAGCCTGGCATTCCTCAAGAGTAGAGTGCGCCTTGACTGTAGCGCCCAATGCTTCGCCTACCTCGCGGGCTCGTATCTGCCAGCTTCCAGACTTGCCGCCCTTGCCAGTGAAAAGGAGTTTCATGTAAGCAGCCTTTTAAATGGTTCGCCAGTTGCGATTTCTTCCAGCGTCCAAGTACACCAAGCAAGTCGGCGCAACATAGCCAGCCTCCCCGCATCGGTGTTGTCCTGTTCAGCCACCCAATTGGGAAGCTCTGAGATTACGGGAATACCCCACATCAAAGCCTTAACCGCTGCGCCACTTCCCCAAGTAATTACGCGACCCGCAAAGTGAAGGTCTTGCTCCAGCGGGATAGTCTCACGCTTTCCAGGGTGCAGACGAACCCTGCCACCATAGCGCTCCAAGGCTGATTCAGCCCACCCTCTGGGCATAGCCACCGGAGGTTGTCCGATGCCGCGCTGTGGCAAGATTACCGTATCTTCCTCGTCACGGATTGGCTTTAGTCGAGCGCCTAATTTATCCCAGCGCTCAGAATCTCCGACTGGGAAATTACCAGCGAGGTTATGCGAGTCTTTGGCGATTGTCAGCCAGTCACCGCCCATGAAATCGTTGCCCCACAATGCGTTTTCGGTCACGATGACCGGCAATCCTCTAGCTTTAAAAGCCTCGGAAGCACCGACGCCATCTCTGAGGATATTCCAGCTAACCAGAATATCTTTCGGGCCAGGGTTCGTCGTAGTTCCGCTGGCAATGGTGTAGCCCAGCCGCGCCAGCCCAGTGTGAAACGCACGCGCACGCGCGGAATCAGGATGCCGCAGACTAAGCCAAGCACGCATCTAGGTCTTTCATTGTGTAGGCTCTGAGGCCAGAATATGGGGTGCAATTGACTATCTCTACGCCAAAAGGATTGAATCCCTCGAACTGCTTTTGGAAAACCTCATATCTTGCGGTGGTGGTGTTTTTAAGGGGCTCCGGATGATCGCCAAAGAAATGCCCGGGCCGAAAGTCGAATCCCAGCAATAGGAGTTTAGTAGCCCCATATTTAATGGCGATGTGGCAGGCGAGAAGCCCGCTGTTTACATGTGTCCCCATCTCTAAGCACGACTCAACACCGTGAACAGCATTCCAATGATGTGTGGCTGAGAACTTGGGTTTCGGGAGTTCTACAGCTTCTGGGTGATGCTTCCACCATCTGCCATCGGTTGATACCAAAATATCAGCCCACGGAGCCAGCTTATAAGCATCGCTTACCGAAACCGTCTTAACGCGGCCTTTTACTTTATCTGCTACAGCCTGCGACATACTTGGGCCGGTAGCGAGAATTGCCCAAGTTGTCACGCTTTAAGCAGCCACTGAGGATTAGCCAAACTCCACTCCACTGTTTCGGCAATAGCGCGGTCAATCGTTCGGGATGGCTTCCAGCCGAACTCTTGAAGCATCTTGGAACCGTCAAGGGCATAGCGCAGATCATGGCCGGGTCGGCTTGAGTGGAAGTCCACTAGTTCGGCATCCAAGTCTTTCTTGCAGGCCAGCGCGACCCACTCAGCAAGTTGGAGATTGTCTAGCTCACGCTCACCGACGATATTGTATTTACCTGTAGCTCCCGCTTTGAACAGAACCAAAACAGCCTGCGCCACGTCCTCGGCATGAATGTAAAACCGAGAGCCTGCTTTGGTGCGGTCTTTATTGCTGTGAATCAAAACTTGTTTACCAGCCATGACCTTTGCAATAGTCATCGGTAGGAATTTCTCAGGGTGCTGACGCGGGCCGATGCAGTTCATCGTGTGGGTTATGCAAACCTTTAGACCGTAAGTGTTGGCATACGCAACCGCCAATTCCTCGCCACCCGCCTTGGTAGCAGCGTAAGGATTACCACAGTTGTAGCGTGCATCTTCTTTATAGTTCACGCCTTCGGGTGCTGGGCCGAATACTTCATCAGTGCTGAAATAAAGAAACTTCGAATTGGCCTGTCGAGCGAATTCCAGAATGTTGCAAGTGGCAACTACGTTATCCAGAACAAATTCCATGGGCTTATCAATGCTGCGGTCTACATGAGTGCCAGCAGCCAAATGGGCGATGTAGTTTTGTGGGCCAATCTGAGCGGCCAATAGTTCATTGATCGGCGAACGTAGGTCGTGATAAATGAACTTAACGCGAGAGTTGTTGACAGCCCCGATTTCGGCTAGTCGGTTAAGGTTTCCTGAACAATCTAGCCCGTCAATTACCGTTACTTGCCAATCTGTCTCTTTCAAAATCACATCAACAAGATGATGGCCTATGAAGCCAGCAGCGCCGGTAATGAGAATGCTATCCATTGTTTACGCCTTCTGAGCAGGGGAGAGTCAGCCATTCCAAACCTGAATCAGGGTCAGGTAGAACAGCCTCGATGTTGTAGATTTTTCCGTTATGGATTGCACGCATGGCGGCGTTAATGTCGGAGCGATAGCGGATGATGATGCGCGCTGTAATCTTGGATTGGATCGCGGCAGACTGGATAAATTCGCGTCCGCTGATGGGTTCAATTGCTGCCCAGACTTCGGCGACTTCTTGCCAATACAAGACAACTTCGCCAGTCTCTTGGTTTTGCTCGGCATCGCCATTGCTATCAATTATAGGAACTGATTGCTGTAGCTGCACGCGATGACGGAGGCGGCCCGCGTTAAGTCCCATCACTGCACCGTAGATTTACGCAGGGCCGCAAGGAGGCTTGTAGCGCCTGCCCCAAGCACAAAGCCATGGCCCCAATGCGAAGGGACAGCCGCAGCGCCTGATCCGTCTGTGAAGCGCCGTTGCTGCGCAAGCTCAACCAAGACAGCCGCCTTTACCAGCGGCAGAACCGTAGCGGATGGAATCGGGTCGCCGTTTGAGTCAATGAAGGGCTGTCCGTCAGAATCCTCTAAAGGAACATAGCAGCGCCATTCCTCTTTCAGCCAGGACAACACGGCAGCGCTAACGGCAGGAATCCAGATCGCCAGCCATGGATCATAGGCGGTCGAGTCCAGTTGCAATTGAGCGTAGGCCTCATCCTTGGTGACAAATTCGAGGGCCATTATTTCCCCAAGGCAATTGGACCAGCGGGCTTGACTTGACGAATCACGTTATCGCCGTCCTTGCCGCGTCGTGCGCCAATGATCCAGCATTCGCTTCTTGTAGTCGGGATTTCTGATGTGTCTTTGAGAGCGATATACATGGAGCCGTCATGCACCCATGCTTCACCAGACTTCGCCTTAGCGCCTTCACGCCAATAACCAGCAGGCCGGATGCCGCCAGCGGGGTAGCGAATTTCTTTGACCCTGCCAGCAGCAGAGGCCTTTACGAGTACCTCGTGCGATTCGGCAATGTATTCAAGCTCGAACGAATCAAAGCCGATGCCATCCTTACCGTCTTTTGCCGATTCTGGCGTGATGCCATCCTTGCCAACGACAATGCCAAGGTTTTTCACTTCACCATTGGCAAGCGTCAACTGCAATGCGCCCTCTCGATCAATCATTGCACCAGCTACGCCGATTCCATCCGCGCCCTTTTCGCCGGTAGCGCCGACTGGTCCAGCCTCGCCACGCTCACCGGCTGGTCCCCGCTCAGGCTTAGGAGCTTCTGCAAGTTGCAACTTCAATGCGGTAATCTCTTTTTGCAACGGCTCTATCGCGTTTTTGATGGCTTCGCCCATGGCAGCGCCGAACTTTTCCGGGTCAAACATGGGATAGTCCTTTCTTCATCGCCGCAATAGCGCGGTCAGTCTCAATGATAGCGCGTGCTTGATCGGCTGCGGCTGTATCTGCTGCGGATGGGGCAGCGGGGGCTGGTGGCTCGACCGGATCGATTTTGTTGAGGCGCACTTGGTCCAGAGGATAGTCTTGCATCTGCATGTATACAGTGTCGCCGCCCTCAAGAGGTGGGTAGTTAAACCGCATACGGCCCTCGTTCGGAGTCTCGATACCACCACCAACCAGCTTAACAGCGACATCAGCACGTTTGCTTGTATCCATGCGCAAGAGAGGTTCTAGATCAAGCTCTACGCCCATTGGCGCTGCAATACGCAGACCTTCATCAAGCAGGTTTTCCATATGCTCGATGTGGGTTTGCAGGGCGTTCTGGTAGTACAACTGATAGACGCCATCCACTCCCATGCCCGAAGGAATTGAACCGATACCAACCATGAATGGTGGAATACCGAACGGCTGGCAAATCTGCTCATCACTGTAGCGCATCTGCTCGACCATCTGAGAGTCAATCGACTTCATGGCAAAGCTGGTGAACTTCATATCTGCGCCGATAATTGCGACCTTGCCGGACTTTCCACCTTGGAATTCTGTTTGCCAATAGGTTTGAACCTTCTTGGCATCGTCCTCAGTCATGCCAGCCGGAGCGGTCAGAAGGCCTCCGGGCTGGGCATTGTTGGCGAAGAACTCTGTAGCGCTGCGCATGATCTTCATATTCTTGAGCGCGGGCCAATGGGCGGCAGCAAGCGGGGGCACGCCGATCAGCGGGTGATGAACCGTCATGCAACGGTCATGGATTATTTCAGACGCAGGAACGATCAGGTTTGCGGCTGGGTAATCGGGCGGAAGCGTGTTAAGGGGGCTGGTGTAAAGCTGGTAATAGACCTCGCCAGCGTCCGACACCATTGGCATAACGCGCTCTGGGTCAAGGACGTAGAGGTCAACCACAACCTTACGTTCGTCACGGCGCTTGAGGATGTAGGCATTGCCCTGCGTGAGCTTGGTGAGGAGCCAGTATTCCCGAAACTGGGATTGCGTCTGGTAGTTATTGGGCTTATTCAGAACCGGCGAGTAAGCAGGATTCGTAATCTCTCTGGAAATCCCATTGCTATCGCGCTGCATCAGCAAGTAACGCAGCTTGCCAATATCGGTCGAGAGGCGCGACAAGCATGCGTAAAGCGTTGGGTAGGTGATGAGGTCGCCGCGCGTTTCCTCAATATTTTGTTGCCAGGCTCCGGTAAACGGTTCAAGAATTCGCTTCCAGCCATTGCGCCAGCCGCCATCAACCGTACTCAATGAGTCAGGTGCGCGCTTTTCGCGGCCAATGTTGAATCCAAATAATTTCATGGTGTTTCGCGGAGTGCTGCGCGAACTTTATCCGCACCAAGCATATGGTGCAAGGTCAATCCACGTTGTTTAGCCAGTTCGTGCAAAGCGGCTTTGTCCATTTCGTCCAGACCGTCACCAGTAGCGGCAACCATCGGCTTTTGAATCTTTGGCATCGTTGCCATATCGCGGGTTTCGTAGGTGCCGAGTCCAGCACGCGCAAGCACTTTGGCTTGAGTCGTCGTGATGACCTTTGTGCGCCCGCCGCGCTTGAAAGTAAAAGGGACTGTTTCCATGATTCTCCTTAGTCGGAAAAAAGGGAGCCCGAAGGCCCCCTTTTCTATCAGCAGCTGGTCGGGAAACCGTCAATCCACTGAGCAGCACCGGCACGGCGCTTGCCCCACCAGATGAATCTTTCCGCGCGAAATGCAATTGAGTTGGTCTGCCACATGCTGACTGGCAGCGTACCGGAGGCAACAACCGTTGGGTTGCTGGAACCGGCTGGAGTGTCCGACATTTCGATAGTGGCCTGATCGCTCATGTCCACAGTCACAGCACCGTCATCAGCCAAGAAGATTTCGGCCTCATCGATCAGCGCCAGCAATGCACCGCCAGAACCGCCATTGTTGGCGAGATACTGCGACACACGGACTGGCACGCCATCGAGGGAGCCGCCTTGAGGCGTCATCTCAGGGAATGCACGGGTGCCGAGCGGGTCGCGCGAGAACGCCAGCATACGGGCGACCGCAGGCGTGGTGTAGTACGCAGGACGTGCGCCAAGGTAGGTGGAATCCCACTGAGCCCACAACAGCGCGATTGCGCAACGAACCGAAACAGGATCGCCCGGATCAATTGCACCGGTCACAACTGGCGTGACACCATTCAGCAGACCGGCAGGCGAAGTGTTCGCCACGGCTGCTTTGTCTGGGTCCAGCAAGTCAATGTCGATGCGCTCAATCACCGTATCGGCCAGCGAATCGCGGACCAGAGCGGCGGCGGAAGGATCGGAGAAGCGTGCGAGTTCCTGCGTGATGACAGAAATTGCAGCAACTTTCGTCCATGGCACGGTGATTGCGTTGAATGCAAACGCAGTGACAGGCTTAGCCTTGCCTTCGCCAACCCAGTTAGCCGAACCGCCGCCAGTTTGACCGCCGATTCGCACGTTGAAAGGCACGCGACGGAAGTTAGCCTGACCGATCAGGGTGCGAGGACGCAGGAACTCGATGAAATCACCTTGGAAGGTGGCAGCATCAACCAGCGGAGCGGCCCAGGTGGCGTTTTGGGTATCACCAGCGGCAACTGTCGCCTTGATCTTCATCAGCTCTTCAAGGTTTACACCTTCGGATTGAGCTTTCAAGGTGCGCACGACGCCTTCCGTATTAGGGAAGTGCTTTTCAGCGAGGCGGAATGCCATCTGGTGATCGCCTTTGGCTTTCATCAGGCACATAGCGTAACGGCCCATGGCAATTCCAGGCTCCAGCTTTTCAGGGGCGGCCTTCAATTGCAAAACGCCAGAACCGCCGTGCGATTTGGTGCTGCGGCTTTCGTTGTCGTCAACAGCTTTTAGCGTCAGCTTGTCATCTTCGACCATGCCCTTGAGGCGGGCAATGTCCTCATCGAGACGCTTGACTTCGCTTTTCAGCGTGTCGAACTGCTCAGCTTCGCCGGTTTCCAGCGAGCGGGATTCGTCAACAGATTTCTGCATGACGGATTTCATTTCCGAGTTTTTAGTATCTCGGGTGGCCTGCAAAGAGGCCAGTTGTTCAGCAAAAGTTTTCATTTGATGCTCCAAAAGGTTAAGGGATATAACTCTGGCGGGCCGGGTTCAAAACCGGACGGCATCAGATGGCCGGATCAACTTGATTCCGGCATTAGGGTCACGCGGCTTTTCAGCGCGGGTGATTAGGCGAACAGGACCATCGAAGCCGGGCCGAAAGTCCAGCGCTTTAATGCTCTGGATCGTCGCGGCTGCATTCGCGGGGATGGTCACTGCTGACAATTCGTAAATCTCGTACTCGGTGAAGCGGACGCCGCCTTCACTCATGTAGTCGTATTTTGTAGGACGGAAGCCGATGGAGACGCCGCGCACCAGACCAGCCTTGATGGACTGCCAAGCCATATCCAGCATGGTCTTAAGCGGGCCTTCTTCTTCCACCTTGGCAATGGTGGATACAAACTTGATGCCGTTTTTTGTGGGCTTGCTCAGGCGGGTTTCACCGATTGGCGAATCGTGGCGATGTTGCCATAGAAACGGGATCGTCTCTTTGAAGGTAGCACCAAGGGGCTCAACAATGTCGCCTACGCGGTCAGGCTCAGGCGAAGTAGCCAAGCCCGTAATAATGCGGCGCTCTTCGTCAATCGCCTTGATCTGGAATTGACTGTAAGCTAGTTGAGTGGTTTTCATTTTTCGTTCGCTTCCATCTTTTCAAGCCGAGCCTGCGCGCGCTTACACATGGCCGAAAACCCGCGCTTGCATAGAAAAGCCACGAGCTTACGTTGTCTGTCGATACATTTACATGCCATTCTAACCACCTATTGCAAGAACTAGGGACTTTTTTGACGATACCGGATTAAGCGCCATTAGGCTTGCGGCGTCAAATGTAGCCATCAGCGGATCAATTTTAGCGGTCCCGCTGATTTGCTTGTTAATGGTTATTGCGTTACCAACCGGCACAACTCGCGCATTACTTACAGACCAAGCCATAAGACTAGACGCGCCGTGGATCATTTCTCCACCCGCCAGCATCCGCTCTACGGTCTTGATTGCCCCGTTTAACTTCCAGCCCTGAGAAATTGCTATTAGATGTTCATCAGTGAATTTACGGCTTTGCAGTTCGCTGACAATCGCCCCGATTCCGGCAGCGTCAACCCCAATACAGTCTTTCGCTGGCAACAATCTGGCATCACGAACACGGCAAATCACGTCAGCGACCTGAACAACATCTTCACCGGGCCGGTCAACAAAGGTTAAATCTCCTTGTTTCTCAAAGTCGTGAAGCCTAGGTGCGATTTCCTTACGGCGCTCTAGCACGATCTTATGAGCCCACGCGTGCGCCCAATGCAGCCAGCGCCCTGTTTTAATCTCCCGCCCAATAGCTGACAATCCTAGCAAGTCATCCAGCCCGCCACCGTCGATGCCGAAAACGATAACCTCGCATCGCTCCATCATGGTATCTAGCGTAAGACCAGGTTCGCCGGATAACTCCCAGAAGTCAGCGCCGACCCAACGGTCAGAGCGGAGATTCAGGCCAATCTCTACGTTTAGGTGTTTGGCAAGGAATTGCTGAAATGATCCATCCTGCTTGGAAGTGTTCTTTTTAAGGTTGTCGGCCAGCCATTCAGCACTCACCGAACGTCCGATATTGGGGTTCGTTACATAGAAGTTTTCAGGCTGTAGATAGGCCTTGGCCTTAATCATGTCCGCAGGGAATTCATAAAGGATGCCAAGCGTCTTTGGATCGTGAATCACGCCATCCCGCACGTCCCGCCAATAATCGAGCTTTTCCTTAAACACTCCTGCTGGTGGCTCGTCGCTCTGTGTGGTCAGGTAAATAACCCAGCCCTCATCTCTGGAAACCTGCCCGCCCAAGGCTTCCATAAACATCGAAGCGGCTTTGGCCATCTTGCCAAACGCCCAAAGTTCATCGACCATGACGCGGCCCGATTTCTTGCCCGAAACGGTGTCACTGTCAGCGGCGACAACCTTTAGGCTATTGCGACTGATGCGGTGGGTAATTGTGCGGACGTGTTCCTGAATATGGAAGATTGCGCTTAATTCTTCATCAGCGCGGACCATTGCAGCCGCTGGCTTAAAGCTGTTGTCAGCGACTTCCTTTGTGGGCGAGAGAATCAAATGCTCCTCTTCCTCACGCCAGCAAACTATCAAAGCGGTTAGCATAATGCCCGCCGCAATGGTAGATTTCGAGTTCTTTTTACTGATGACTAGCCCGTATTCACGGATTAGCTGGGTTCCGGTTTCGGCCTCATATCCACCAAAGATGGCGCGCACAAAGTCGAATACCCATTCTTCGCAGCACTCACCGAAAGTAGGCTTTCCGGGAAGGTCAACAACCTTTAGTTGCTTAAAGATGCCTAAAGCGTATTCTGCCTGCTCAGAATAGATTGGCGGGGGAATGATGGACTGACGGCCCACCAGACGGGCCTCCCAATCCTTGCAGGCGGTTGACCAAGTAGGTCGGTTCAATGCGTGTTAACCAGTTTTAGGGGAGGGGCAGAAGGCGCGAACTTGCTTCCGCTGGCCTTTTCTGCGGCATCCTTCACTGCGTCCTTCTTTCCGCCATCAGCGCGCTTTACATGCTCGTATTGAGCCAAAGCGATAGCCGCTCGGATGCGCTGCTTTTCGTCCAATGACGGGTCACGCATGCAGGTCCGAAGGAAGTCTAACGAGTCGTACTCCTTAGGCTGGACTGGGTCGGACGGCGTCTCAACCTTGGTGTTAACCGGCTCAACCCTCAAAGGCGCGTCAATCTCCAGTTTCGCCGGCGCTTTCGGCTTGCGTCCAGCGCCAGGACGAAAACCGCCTGAGTTCGGGCGGGGGCCTCCACGCGTGCTTTTGATTTGGTCCATTGCTGAATTCCTGCTGATTAATTGGGCTTTGCTGATTATGACCCATCGGGGGATAAAAAGTGCAAATGGGATAGGGCGCGTTCCTTCT